GCTCATAGGCAATCACCATTCTTGAAGCTAAAACTTCCATATTCATAGGTTTTTTGACTTCCATACCTTGTATTGTATGGCAACATATGGTTATTGTAAATCTAAGGGGAGGACCCATCCCAATGGATGCAAGTCTGCTATGGCCTATTACAGTTCTATTAATCGCAGTCTTAGCCTACAAGCTAACCGACAAACACTTTAGTACTCGCAACATATCAAGCGACGTGAATATCAAACTCAAAGACCTAGAATCAAAGGTCAACGAAATGTCCCTTCGTTTTATCGGTAGGAAATAAATGACAAGACGAAAGAAGGAGGAAGACCTTCTTCCAGCCGGTAGGCCTTCAAAATACAAAGAAGAATATTGTGAGATGCTTAAAAAGCATATGACCACAGGACTCTCATTTGAATCCTTCGCCGCAGTCGTTGGTGTTTGCGATGACACCCTGCGAGAATGGGAGAAAGTTCACCCATTATTTTCCGCCTCCAAAAAGATTGCTTTCGCTCTTAATCGTATGTTTTGGGAGCAAGTTGCTCTTGATGGATTAATGTTACCAGCTGATAAGAAATTTAATTCTACCGTTTGGATCTTTAACATGAAGAATCGCTTTAGATGGAAGGATCTTCAAGAAGTCGAATCAACTATCAAGGCTGAATCAAATATAAATCTCACAGGTCTGGATCTTCTAGAACTGGTAAAAGCAACGGCAAAAAAAGAGCATCAATGATCTCTATCTCTGAGCCTGGTTCAATATCCACATCCCACAGCTCTACTACGACAGCTATCTCATCGGCCTGCCAAACCTCTACCCCATCGCTGAGCAATATAGAAACAAAGCGCTTAAGCTTTCCGTTCTTATGCTTAATACGTAGGCTAAATGAACTGACCTCATCGGTCCATTCAAGCCACTCTTCTTTACTCAAGGCACGGTTCATTGCCTAAGTATGACACAAATTGAAAACCAAATAAGACTCACTAATCACAATGTCGTGGCTCCTTGGTTTTTGTACAATGCGCAAAAAGATATTTATTTGACCATCGGACAACATCGCTTTCCTACTATCGAATGTTCTAGACGCTTTGGCAAAACAGTCACAAGCCTTGTCTACGTTAGAGAACGAATGGGCATTGAACAACAATGGGTGGTGCGTTGGTGTGAGCCCTGGAAGAATCAGGCCCGAGAAATAGTTCAGCCAGAAGTCTTAAAGATAGAACAGCTCTATCAGCCGGCATTGCGATTAAAATACTACAAGACTGATTCATTCTATGAGCATCCAGTCACGGGCTCTAGATTATACCTTCGTGGTGTTAATGAAGACAGAGGTGAGTCAGCGCGAGGATCGTTCTCTCATCTGATTATCTGTGATGAGGTCGGATCATGGAAAGAACCTGATTATATTATCAACGAAGTACTACTTCCACAGCTACTCACAACTAAGGGAAGTCTAGTCAAGCTATCAACCCCACCACGTGATCTAGGCCATAAGTGGTATCAGTATAAAGAAAGCTCTATTGTAGACGGCTCATTTGCACAGAAGACCGTTAACGATTGCACTTGGATTGATGACGATGAGAAGCTGATTATTAAAAAAGAGATTGGAGAAATTGCTTGGCGTCGTGAGATGTTATGCGAGCCCGTCACCGACCCAGAGTATCTAGTTATCCCAGAGTTCAATGAATCAAGACACATTGTAGAAACAGTACGACCACCGCACTTTGATTTCTATGTTGGTGCAGACTTTGGCTTTAAAGACTTCACAGCTATCGTGTTCGGCTATGTTGATTTCATCAGACGAAAGCTAATCATCGAGGACGAAGTTGTAGTCAACGCCAAGAACTCTCAAGAAATCTCCAACATGATTAGAGCCAAAGAAGTCGAGTTGTATGGCGATAAAATGAAGCCCTATCGAAGAGTTGCAGATGCTCCGATCCAACAGATCTATGATTTACAAAATCTACATAGCTTAACCGTTCTACCAGCACAGAAAGACGACAAGTATTCTGCTATCAACGCTCTTCGCGTTCTATTCAACGAAGGACGAATCGAAATTAATCCGCGATGTAAAAAGACTTTGTTTCAAATCAAAGTGGGTATCTGGAATGAGCGACGCACTGACTTTGAACGTGGTGAGACAACTGGTCACTTAGATTCAATCATGGCTTTGGTTTATTTGAATAGAAACATCGACTGGCACAAGAACCCATATCCAGCCATCGCCGAGAATGTTCACCATGCAACGCACTACATTCCAGAGAATCTAACTAACACAGAAGAGAAAAAACTAGGAAACCTTTTCGCGCCCTTTGTTAAATCAAAGAGGTCGTTTTAATATGAGCACGGGGAGACACACATCATGAGTGAAGACATCTATTTTGCAGCAATGGACGGATATAAACTAGCAAGCGAGCTAGAAGGTCGAATCAAATCCTGGGCTAATACCGTTGAATCAACCGGTCTTAGATCTAAATGGGAATCATCTTATCGAATGTATTACGGCAAATTCTACGACGATTCATATTCGTTTGCTAACTCCAACATTGCAGATATGGGCGAGACCGGTGAACTTAAAGGCTTAGCCGTTAATCAATATAGAAACTTCATTCAACACGTAATGACGATGACAACCTCCCAAAGACCTAGCTGGCAGTGTCGCGCTATCAACTCAGATCTCAAATCTCTTCAACAAGCTAAGCTTGGTAACTCAGTTCTAGATCACTACATGATATCAAAGCGTTTACTTAGACAATACAAACGAGCCGCTGAAATGAGTCTAGTCTTTGGAAAGGGCTTCGTTAAAACTAACTGGGAGAAATCATCCGGTCGCCCCTACATGATGGAGCAAGACGTTGATGGCAACATCAAAGTTATATCTGAAGGTGACGTAGAAGTTCGAACACTCAGCCCCTATGACTACGTTATTGACCCAGCCGTTGAGGACTTTGACTCAAGACAATGGGAGCTGACTCGCACCATGGCCAACAAGTACGACCTTGCAGCCCGATACCCACAATTCAAAGACGCTATTATTAGAACAGAAGGTACCTCAATGCGAGGCGATGCTCCTTATAAGTTCTGGGCATTCAATGATCTTATCGATGGGGTGACAATTCCAGTCTATGAGTTCTATCATAAGCGCACAGATGCACTACCCAACGGCAGATTTCTACTCTTTGTTGATTCTGATATCGTTCTTTATGATGGTCCTATCCCATACAAGGGACTGACTGTAGATCGCATTGTTCCCGGTGAAATCTTTGGAACCACCGAAGGCTACACAATGGGCTTTGATCTTCTAGGTCTTCAAGAAGCCTACAATAGCTTGATCTCGACTGTGTTCACCAATCAAAGCGCATTCGGCGTTCAATCGGTTCTTATTCCTCGCACTGCTAACATCAGCGTTGAGCAGCTAAGTAAATCACTTGCTGGTATCAAATATGATCCTGCAGGTGGTGAACCTAAGCCGCTTCAATTAACAGCAAGCCCACCCGAAGTATTCACGCTGTTACAGCTCATTAACCAATCAATGGAAACTGTATCAGGCGTGAACTCAGTAGCTCGAGGTAATATCGGACCAGACTCACCACTCAAGTCAGGCGTTGCATTAGCCTTAGTTCAATCGATGGCAGTTCAATTTGCATCAGGCTTTCAAGAGTCATGGGCTAACTTAGTAGAAGACGGCGGAACTAAGATCTTTGATCTTCTCAAGACCTTTGCCAAAACAGAACGCATTGCTGAGATCTCGGGCAAGTTTAATAAGCCTAGACTGCTTTCTTTTAAAGGTGAGGACCTTGAGGGAGTGTCTCGCGTAGTCGTCGAGCTTGGAAACCCAATGACTCGCACAACCGCTGGACGTGTTGCTATGGCCGACGCCTTATTAGAAAAGGGAATGGTCACAACCCCACAAGAGTACTTGCAGGTTATGGAAACTGGAAATCTAGATCCGTTAATCGAAGGACCACTTAGTCAGCTTGATCTAATCCGCGCAGAGAATGAACTCATGATGGACGGTCAAGTCAGCAAGGTCCGAGTCTTGATGACCGATAACCATATTCTTCACGCTCAAGAACATAAGTGTATTTTAGATAACCCATTAGTTAGAGCGGACGATGAGATTGTTGCTGGAGTCTTAGCTCATATCCAAGAACACTTAGAACTCTATCGAAGCCAGGACCCAATCATGGCCTCAATCTCTGGCAATCCACCGCCTCCTCCGCAGCCATCGCCACAAGATTCTTCAATGATGGAGCAAATGCCTCCACCAGGAATGCCACAACCTCCACCTGAATTGCCTGCAAATGCAGCATTGCCACCACAAGAAATAGGACAACCACTTCCAATCTAAGGGAGTCAGTCAAAGGGAGAATTACAACATGAGCGAAGACGTGCAAGCAAGCGCACCCGATACCAACAACTCGAGCGCAGAGCCCACAGAACCAAGCAACAAAGATAACAACGGCCAGGCAGAAACAACGGGACAGAACACCAAAGCCCAAGACACTGACAACGCCAAAAAGATAGCGGCGGCCAAGGAACTCGATGAGTCCTTTGACGACCGAATAGTTAAACTTGTTATCGACGGTGAGCCCAAAGAACTAACAGTCCGTGAAATGAAGAAACTCACTAGCCTTGAAAAAGCTTCTCAGTCTCGCATGCAAAAAGCTGCAGAGGTGTCAAAAAAAGCACAAGAATTCTGGGAGAAAATGCAAGATCCCGACGAGTTCTTTAAATTTAAAAACATGAACCCCGTTGAATATGCAGAGATGAAACTAAAAAAAGCCATCGAAGAAGCCGAAATGAGTCCTGCACAACGAGACGCAGCCCAAAAGGAATTGAAACTAAAAGAACGAGAGACTCAGATTCAACAGTTCTATGAGCAAAGAGCACAGCAAGAAATTGAGCAAGGAATCGGCGAGGCGTTTAAAGAAGCTAACCTCCCAAGAAGTCCTTTCTTAATGGGCAAGATGGCTCAAGCTGTTTTGGCGTCAGAGAATAAGGCTCAAGAGAGCGGACAGCCCCCCTTGTCTTATAAAGACGCCGCAGCTAAAGTTAAGACATGGTTTCAAAACGGTATTAGGGAAACAATGACGAATCTACCTCCACAAGAGATGATCTCGTATCTTGGCCCCGAACTCGTAAAGAAACTTCAAGCTCAGCTGATTGCCCAGGTTCAAGGACCTGCAACAGCAAAAGGCCCTGCACAAGCAGCAAGCCAAGAACAATTAAAAACTAAACCTAAAACCAAACAGACTTTCCGGTCTTCGAAGGAATTCCAAGACTATGTGGACGGTCTATAAACTTATTAAGAAAAGGATTTTTTATTTATGGCAGATTCACCAATAACAACTAGTCAGCTCGCGGGTTTTTTCAAAGAGGTTAACTGAATAGGCCTCTTAATTGGGCAAAATCGGTGGACGCTGAAATGCCAACACCGAGGGAAGTTAGGCTTAACAACCGAAACCCCGTAACGCGTACCTAGTGAACCCCGGGAGGGAATATAATCTAGGCAAGAGTGCCCAACACTTTAAACGGTGAAGATGTACGCTGAACTAACCAAGAAAGAAATGGTTAGAACTAGAGGATAAAAAGCCTCTAGGATAACACCCTTGCTATGGGGATGATATTCCTGATTTGATTCCACGTGAGACTCAAATTCAAGAAGCAGTTAAGTTTGTTCCACGTGCTAAAGAACTTGGTAAAAGATAAGTCGTTGCCAAGTATAAATTGGAGTGTATCGGTGAAACCTACAGCGAAAGCCAAGGCAATACCGAGGGGAATGAGTCCTAACGAAACTCAAACTTCGTAACGCATAGAAGGTGAACCTCAATGGAGAATAGAATCCTTCCAAGAGCCTCCGACACCTTAACCGGTGAAAATGTATGCTGACCTTATAGGAAACTATAAGAACCATGAGATAAAAAGCTTGTGGGATAACAACAAGGAAAGTATAATAAATACAAGTACTTACGGAACGCATATAACCAACCAGTACGTTTATCTGATAGCTCAGGATTTAGCTTTATTGCTGCAGACGGCGGAGTCGTTACTCTTAACGATGCCAAAGCTCTTGCAACAAAGAATGCTACATTAAAAGGGGCACAAATAATCCTCCGCGACCAAATGGACTATGAAGTAGCCGCAAAAGCTGCTCAAGGTCGAAATGCATTTAAAGATGCAACTAAATATTTGTTCGACGGAATGCAATCCAGCCATCGTAAAATGATTGAGCTTGAATTGCTTTATGGACAAGATGAGCTAGGTCTTGTTGCTTCTTATTCAAACCCAACAATCACCGTTACCACCGCTGAGTGGGCTTCTGGTATTTGGGCTGGTTTAGAAGGCGCTACTGTTGAAGTATTCGATACCACTTTGGCTACCAATCGTGGATCGGCTACAATTTCTAGCGTTGATCTTGATGCTCGTACTATTACCTTGTCAGCTGACATTTCTGGAACCACTGGCACCGACCGAATCTTTTTAAAAGATCAAGTTGAAGCTGGGGGAACCTTCGCAAGCTGCGCTGGTATTCACCGCATCTTGACCAATACTGGTTCATTGTTCGGTATTAGTGCTTCTACCTATAGCTTGTGGAAATCAAACAACTATAGCGCAGGATCCGCTGCTTTGACCCA